CATCTTTATGATACGAGACCCCAGTAAGCTCACCTAAGTAGGAAATTTGAGCACCTGCTGGATCAATGGCAATCACGCCACGAGTGGAATATTGACTCTTGGTGATTGCCAGCCCCCAAGTGCTGCCATCCAACTTCGTATAGCTTCCAACAGCTATATTGAAACATTGATCCAGTACACCGTCTGGTATTGTGCTCAAGTTAATCCCGTTGTCCGGATTGAGAAGATGATATGGCTCATCAATGGACAGGCCGGACTCAGCAGTCAGTATTTTCTGGAGCCATGGCAGATAGACGAATGCACTATCAATGCCAGGAGACGTGACCTGGGTGCGGAGATATGCTCCGGCTCCGAGATCATAGATGTAGAGATCTCCAGAGTTCTCTACCCATGCCCTCATTCTGTCCCAATCAATTTGCATAAACCCATTGGAGGCATCACCGGACACTCCTGTCATGTCAACTCTATCCACTGCTGAGCTATTTACGTCTTCGATCTCAACTGTGATCATGGGTATTTTGTTGTCGAATGAGCCCAGGGGGAGGTCTACGAAAACCATGTAGACTTGGTCCTTGTAGGCAGGAACATTGGCCGCACCTTCATATGCCACCATTGTTTCATCAGCTTCAGTTTGGGTGCCGTTATAGAAACGGTACTGAACAGATGGAGCCACAGCCCTGGAACGATTGACGTTGTCGATGATCAGAGTGCCGTTCGCCCATGCACGTCTGATAGCGAAGTCCGCCGCATCTGCGTTTCCGTTGTAACCAAAGGAGACAGCAAAGGTGGCGAAGTAACCGAACAACGTGGTCGACTGATTGAAGGTCGTACTGACAACGGTCTTTTCTTCGAGAGGTCGAGACCAGATGATGTTACCAGCCATACGGCGGCGACCGAGGGTGTAGGGAATAGCAGCGCCGTACAAGGAGAAGGCGACGCGAGTTTCGATGAGGCGTGGGCCATAGCTGTTCAGACCCTTCTCGTAACCGGGAAGGTAGCGATCGTCGCCAGACTCAATCGTCTGAGTGGCGTTAGTGCGAAGATCTGAAGTTGTGGGCATTACAACGGCTCCGGCTTGTCACTGATAAAGTCCGGACCAGGAACGAATGGCTCACCTCTGAAGTTTAGAATATTGCTGAACTTCGTGCCGCAAGTTTCCGGTCTTTTATCGCAGCCCTGAAGGGCCGTGAAGGTATCACCGACTTGGATATCGTATGGCATCGCCTGCGCCAACATTACTCGGTCCTGAGTGGCGTCATAATTATCCTGCTTCAACATCTCCATCTTCAGGCCGGTGTTGTTGCCAGTCGACCATTCAATGGTGCCCAGGGAATAGACGTCAGCTGCCGGGTTCGCTGCGAACGTGGCAATGAAGTCGAAGTTGCTGGTGACTATGCCGACCGTCCCGGTGGTGCTGAAAGAAGCACGATTAACGCCGCAACGAGCGTCACCGAGGCTTGCTCGGCACTCGGCGCTATACTTTTCCCCTATGCGGTTCAACGCCTTCTGGCTGAAGCCTACAAGCTGCGCCGTACCCTTCTGGGTATCGTAGCCAACGAACGGGCCTATCCAACCAGAGAAGATATTGATTACACCATAGGCCGGGTTCTCCCAGGCTATGAGCTCCACCTCGACGAAGGCGTTGCGGAACAGACCGGCTCGGACTTCGGCCTTGGTGATCTGACCGGCCTGGTCGCCGAAATGGAGGTCGATATCTGCGGCTGAAGAGCCATCATTGATGTGAGAGCTTATACTCGAGATAGAGAATGAGGTTGTTGGGATATAGGTGAATGTGGCCGATACGATTGGCTCGTCGTGATCAGTGAACCTGAAGACCGTACCGTCTTCCCTTGTTACGCGAAACAACCTGGCAATGCCAGATGTTCCGGATGAGATTTCAGCCTGGAGGCTGGCTCCAATTGTCTTCGCCATTACTCACGGATCTCCCTCACCTTGATGCTCTCGACGACAGCTGCGTCGAAGGTTTCCAGAGCGATAGATAGATCATCACGTTCGAACATCACAGGGATATCAAATTCACACAGCACAGTTACTACTTCAGTATTTGGGACCGGGGCTGTGAAGGTGATAATGCCAGTGGAATAGCTGACAGTGTAGTCCACTCCTTCGGTCTGAGCGACGCTGTTGACCTCCACGCTGAGGGTGCCACTAATAGGCCGGGTGATTATCCGGTCCATGTTCCTGACACCATTGGTGTACCGCTTGTAGATCTGGAAAGCAGTCTCTACACCATCTCCGGTGCCGATAGCTTGGAGGACAGGGATCTCATAGTCTGACCAGTCCTTGAAGCGGAAGCCATAGGCTCGGCCACGAGCGCCAATGAAGACATCACGAACAGAGTCAACGTCATCCATCGTCTGCATGCCATAGCTGATGTCCCATACCCACAGAGGGAGAGACCAGCGCTGATTAGTTGAGACGTGACCACTGCCGCCGATGTTGACATCAGTGTTAAAGACTGGACCACCGGAAGCGCCGCGTTCAACTGTCACCGGCAAGCGGACTGTGTCGTCAATGGTGATGCTCATTATCCTGACCTCGCATTACGCTGTGCTCGGTTGGCACTCTTCGAGATAGCCCGGTCGACCGAGGCTTGGCTGCGGCGATATTCCTGCACAGCCTCTGCACCCTGGAGGATGACCGTGATGTTCGTGTCCCCACCACCTTCTCCACCACCGCTCTGGTGGCGTCGAGGCGTGAACTCGACCCGCTCCCCTGGGCTGAGCATAGCTGCAAAGGGAACACTGTCGGGGCCTCCAGAGCCGGGGACGAAGGCCGAGCCACCGTTGGCGAACCCAGGGAGGAGCGTACCGCTATCGAGCGCACCGACGTTGTCGTCGACGTTCCGACGAGCCAGGTCGAGCTTATTGTACAGAGCCTCGATCGCATCCGTCGAGGCTGTGTTACGGTTCACCGCGCTGGAGTTACCGAGGATCGAGGTGTTCAGGTTGTTCAGCGGGGAGACCAAAGGCTCGAATACGGTATCCGGGAACAACTGGAAACCAGCCTCAAACGGATTACTGCCGCTGGTGTCAGAGAAGGCATTGTTGTAGATGTCTGCAACGGTATCGGCAAATTCTGAATAGTTGAACCCGAGGCCGCCACTAACTCCCCCCTGAGCTTCCCTTGAGAACAAGGTTCCGTCTCGAGCGACCTCAAGCCCATTGTTGAATTCACGGATAGCCAACTGCAAGAGTTCTTTGTCGCTGCTTTCAGTCACAGCCCGTATGAGGTCTGCAAAGTTCTGATCGCCGTTTGCCATCAGGTCATTGAACGCTCGCTCATTGCCGGCAAAGAAGGCACTCAGTATCGTGTTGCCTTCACTGAGGGCAGCCGAAGCCTGCTCCCTGGACAACTGTCCGAGATCTACAAGTTCCTGCAGCTTGGTCTCCAATTTCAACTGAGCGCCTATGTCGAGGCCCTGCTCAGTCGCTTTCGCTAACGCGTCAGCCATCTGGTCTTTGGATGCTTGACTGAAGTCGATCTGATATGTGCCAGTGGTCTTATCGGTAGTCTGAGCGGTGAGGTCAGCGGTCAGCTTTGTGTTCGCTGCGACATTTGCTAGTGTTGAGTTGACCGAACTTAGCAGACCGCTGATCTTGTTGCCGGAGTCATAGGTTGCTGAGACAATACCATTCTTGGCACCATTCACAGCATCTACCTCGAATGCGGCGGCATTGTCGATACCATACCGGATTTCACGAAGACCAAAGTCGTTACTGGTTTGCAAGTCTTTGGTGGCATCAGCTGTATCCTGAACCGGCTTTTTCAATTCATTGACGCCGTTGAAGATATCCTCCAACCTGAGCTTGTTCTGCTGCCAGCCAACAGCCGACAGGGAAGTGAGGGCTGCGTCGTTCACACCCTCTTCCACGGCTGGAGCGATGTTAACCGCCCCGCCTTCGTACCCTCGGCCAACCGTATCCGAGAACAGTTCCCGGAGACCGAACAGACGACCTGTCATCCGATCGAGTTTATCGATCAGCAAGTCAAAGCCATCATTGATCCACTTGAAGAGGCTGGCGAACAATTCAGCAATGTAGTCTGAGATAGCTGAGCCGGTTTCTATGAGATACGAACCCATCCCGATCAGCAGCTTGGTCAATCCTTCCACCATTTTATAGGCGGTGCCGAAGACAGCTACGATCACCCCTCCGACAAACTGGAAGAGGGGAGCCAATTGCCTCAGATAACCAATCATGGAGAAGACACCACTGATGAATGGATACATCTGCTGAGCGCCGTTGTACACGCTCTGAGCGAACCCCATAATTGCCGGACCAGAGGTAGCCCACCAGTTGGCTATTGTGGTGCCCAGGGAGGCGAAGGCTTGGGTTGTCCACTGAAGCAAGGTCTGAGTCTGCCCACCGAAGGTCAGCGTGATGTTGTCAGCGAAGCTGTACAGAAGACCGGCCACATAGAGGAGCACACTCGCCCAAAATATCAGAGGGTTGGCCCTGATGGCAGCATTGAGAGCATAGAATGCAGCGGTCACATATGGAAGCGCACTGGCTCCAAGCAGCAGCAGTGCCGGTACAATCATCGCGGAAACGAGGCCACCGAAGAACTCCATGCGATTACCGATGAAGATCAACGTCCTGGCGAAGGCTTCCGTGATACCATTGTTCTTGACCATCCCACCAAAGAACTGTATCAATGAGTTATTGAGAACCGTGAAGCCCTGAGCAATAGTGGGCGTCAGCTTCTGGAACAACTCATCAATATTCTTACCGGCATTGGTAACGGCCTTGACCACAATGTCGGTGGTGATTTTGCCGTCCGCGCCGAGGTCACGCAACTCACCACGAGTCACCTTCATCTGCTTGGC